TTTTACAAAAAGTACTAAAGTCTTCTTCAACATATTTTAAATCATTTGATGCTGATTTAAAAGCTTCTTTTAATTGTTCAACAACAGCTGTTTTTAAAACATCATTTTCAATTTTTTTAACCTCAATTTGAAGTGCTTCTAAAGTAGGTGAAGTATTATATTTGTCAAAATACTTCATTGTTTGTGTGACAATCCATTGCATTGGTTGATTGTCAAAATACTCAGAGCTAATAGTGTCTCTAATATTAAGTATAAATGTTTTGTTTGTTAACAGTAGGTGAATAACCTTTAACTGGAAAGGTAGACCATACTGTGATAATTTATTGAAACTGTTTACCATAACTTTTATTTTTAATATAACTATTTTTTCTTGGAAGTACAAAGATAAGTAAAAATACTTACTAACCAATTTTCTACATTAGGAATTGAATTACCTAAATTATCTTCATAATACATGTCTAAAAACTCTTTTTTATTTAAACTACTATTTGGATTATCTAATATATTGTCTAATTCTTCAATCATTTTTTCTGATAAAGTAGGGTTTGATAAATCCATTAATTGTTTATTTATATTTAATTGTTGTCTAAAATTATAAACATTTCCATATAATGATTCTTTTTCTTTAGAAGATTCATTCAGACTTTTTTCAATTATATCATCTAAATCAAGTTCCTTTACTTCTGTTATTTCTGGGAAGAATTTTATTAGTTTTTTAGGTCCTAATCCTTTAACACCAGGTACATTATCAGATGAATCACCTAATAATACTTTCATGTTTAAGAAATTTTGAGGCCAAATATTAAATTCTTCTTTAACTGTTTTAGGAGTATAAAATTGTTTTTTAATAGGTGAATAAACTGTTACTCTATCACTCACTAATTGTAAAAAATCTTTATCCGATGACATTATAGTTACATCTCCATTGAATTTACCCGCCATATAACCCATTATATCATCGGCTTCTAAACGATCCATAATTGCCATATCAACAGGAAGACATTGTAAATAATACATTAATCTTCGCATTTGATTAACTATAGATTCACTTTCTTCATTTTGATCTTCAAATCCTTCCCAATTTGTTATTCTGGATAAATGTCTGTTTCCTTTATACTCATTGTATAAATTTTTCTTATTAACAGTTGAACCAGGTCCATCAAAAACTAAAATTACTCTTGTTGGATTAATATGTCGAATAGCAAAACCAATAGACTTTAAATAACCAGTTAAACCTCCAATATGATGTCCTTGAGGATTTATATGATTAATCATAGCAAAGCTTCTTAAAAATGTATTCATTGAGTCAATTAGGAGGACTTTTGGTTTTAAGTCCTCCTTAGTTGCTGCTTTTATATTGTCTAGTATAGATTTAAAATCTTTATTCATTTGTGTTATCAAAAATGTCCCTTACATCTTCTGATACTTCATGTTCTTCAATAATATCAAAATCAGAGCTTCCTAAAACTTGTAACCATTCATGTGAGTGTTCTTTTTTATACTCATTAATAGCTTTAGGATCTTCTTCAATAAAACCATGAGGTGTCATAATAACTCTACCCATTGTAGTAACACCATTAATATGATTTTTATCAATAGCTACTTTGGTACGTTTAGCAAACTCAACATCTTTACCATTTTTAGTAGCTTTAATTTTAGATGTGCCTGAATTAGTAATATTACCAAATGTTACAACCAATGTAGAATCAAAAAACATAGTATTACCACCTTTGTTTTTCATTTTGGGCATCTCCATTGGTGACGCTGGTTTGTCAACCCAAATTTTATTAATACAAACTAATGAATTAGTATTAGGTGATGATTCTTTTCTTGATAATAAAATACGTTGATTAACATTATTACCAAATTGAGTACTCATTGCACCAGCATTCCATTCATTATTATTTTTATTTGATTTAACAGACATTTCACATGGTACAGATCCAATTGAATCCCATAAGAAACATAAATCATAAGGTAAATTACCTTTTTTCTGCTCATCTAATAAATCAAGAATAAATTCTGCTACATCTTCAACTGTATTTAATTTACCTCTATCTACATAGATAAAAAATCCATTGTAATCAACTACCTCACCTGTATCTTTATCAACTACTTCATTAACTTGTAATCCCATCATCTTAGCGTGATCCCAAGACCATTTCATCTCAGTAATAATAAACACTGGTAAAATACCCATTTTTTGGGCGTTTACAGCTATCTCAAGTAAAGCTGTAGTTTTACCGGTATCTGAATGGCCACGTAATAATGTTATGTGACCATGCGGAATACCAGGTAATGTTACAATTTCTTGAAAGGCTGGAGATAGTGGAATCCATTTTTGCTCTTTAAATTTAATACTATTAGAGCTAAGAAATTTTGATTTCTTAAAAGAATCTAAACTAAAGGTACCTTTGACAGTACCTGAAACTGTTTCACTAACTGAATTTCCACTTTTTTTAGCCATGTGGATTAGTCGTTAAAAAGTGAATCAAACTCGTCCTCATCAAAATTACTCTTTTTCTTTGGAGCAGGAGCTGAGTAATTTGCTTTTGATGTTTCTTCAACAAATGGACTAGATGTTTCATCTTCTGAAGTTACTGTATTTTCTTCAACTTCATCTTCAGGATTTAACCAAGCCATCAAAATGTTTTTCATCTCATCAAAATCATACTTTTTGTAAAGACTTAAAACATCTGGTTGTTCATTTAACCACTCTTTAACTTGAGAATTGTTCTCACTTACTGGTGTTTGTTTAGTGCGAACACGAACAGTTGATTTGTTGTATTTAGTACCAGTAACTTCAGGACCAACAGTATCAACAGTCAAATCACGACCATCAACAATTGCTGTGTAATCCCCAATATCTTCATCCTCAGCCATACTAAGAAGTTCAAGATACATTTCTTTACCAAATTCCCACAAACGAACACCTTTTTCTTCTTCTCCACGAACAATTACTGGGGCAAATACTCGCATTTTTGGCTCAATTTTTTTAGCCAATTTCCAGTTTTCTTTGTCACTAGTTTTACGGAGTTGAGATACAAACTCAATAATAGGATCTTTTTCACCCCAGTTGCTTAAAGCAACCATAGAGCGATTTCCTACTCCATAATGGAAAAGAACTTCTTTAAATGGGTTTGATTTATCGAATTTTGAAGGAACAATTCGAACAACCTGTTTTCCTACAGATGGTTTCCAGAAGTACTTTGATCGATCTTCTTTGTTACCACCAGATTTTTTGTTTTGCAGTGATTGCAAACGATTTTTAATTGCATTTAAATCCATACTCATATATTGTAACTTTTTTATTTGATACAAATATAATGAGAAATTTTTAAAATGCCAAACTTAAAGAGAAATTATTTTAAAGATTTTTGTTTGAATTTTTCTTAACTCATTATTTTGAGTTAAAAGAATCATATTTTGATAATCAGGCCAGTTTATTTTATAATATGGATCCATTAATCCACCATTTAAACTTCTTATTAAAGAATTTAAAGCATTAATAGTATACAAAGTATTAGTTTCTTTTTTACGATGTACTAGAATAGTATTATTAAATACTTGATTATCAAAATTAACTGAGTCAATATTGTATGTACAAATATATTCATCTGTTTGTTTTGATTCTAAAACAAATATTTTATCATATAGTATTTTATATTGACCTGTTATAGTAGAGATAGTTTCATTTAGATCTTCTCTTTGAATAAAGGTACAAAACAGTTTATTAGTCACGATTTCATCAATTGGTCGACTGATAAATATGTTATCAATTTTTGAAACCGTAATTTTTTCCATACTGAAATTTTGTTTTAAAACCATTTTTTTCTATAATTGATTTAATATCAATCAAACACTGCTTACTATCATTTTTAGAAAAATCAAATAATATTGAATCATATGTGTATAGTATAATTTTAGTTTGTTTATTTTTTAAATATTTAAATAAATCTGTTAAAATTTTAACATTATTTTCTGTTTCTTTACTTTGAATTAAGTAATTAAATAATTTTTGTGGTGAAGGATTATCAATATTATTTTTAGTTAATCTACGATTTCCTCCTATTAAAACAAAACCTCCATAATTAAAATCATCCCATAGTCTATCAATAAGTGTTATTATATTTTTAAAATAAGGTTTATCTCTTAATTCTGGTTTGATACCACCATATAAATTCTGGAATGTTATTTCTTTGGCTTCTTGTTCATCCACACCCATTATTTCAGCTAAATGTTGATATGGTTTATCTCCTAAATCATAATTAATTAATTTGGCTATAATACTGGGATGGTAAGCTGAGAAATCAAATTCTACTAGAAAATCATTAGATGGTACAAATGATTGTCTAGCTCCATTTTCTTTAGGTAAAGCTGCAAAATTAATATTATTAAATGCATTACTAGGTCTTGTAGTGATATTATATAAATTAAATTTAGTATGAATTTTGTTTTTAGTTATAGAAAACTCATCATGGTTTGTTTCAAAATAATTTTTAAACTTTGATGGTGATATTTTTATACCACTTTCTTCTATAATTTTAAATACACCAGTATATTCATAATCAAAATATAGATCAATTTTGTTATCTAAATATGTTTCAACTAATGGATAAATAGATTCCCATTTTTCATAATGTTTTGAAATTGGAATTAAAGAATTAACATTATTCCTAAAATAATGTTGTCTATAGAAATGATTGTGAGTAACTGTGTTAAATTCATGAGATTTAATAGCATCTTTTCCATTATTTAATATTTTAAAATTAATATCAGTACATTTTATAGCATCCTGGATAAAGTAATCATGAAATTTTTTATCTAAAACATGAATTATTTTATGTTTTTTGATAAATTCTAATACTTGAGACCAATCTAAATTAAATGATTCTGTATGGTTTATAGGTAATATATATCCTTTAGTTTGACTACATCTGTAATAAACACAACTAACACCAATCAATTTAGGATGATATAAATCATTGCCTGGTATGATATTTACAAAACAGCTGTCATAACAACTATGTTTTTTTAAGAATTCAAGCTGTTCAGATGTTTCAATTATATAATGCATTTAGTTAATTATAGTAAAAAATACTATAAAAGCCAAACTTAAGGTTCTATAATCGCCTTTTCAATTAAATTAGTTAAATATAAATTAATTTCAGGGCAACGTTTTTCAGCGTCTTCTACAGAACGTTTATTAGAACTATATACTCCAGGTTTTACTAATATATTATTTTTGTATTGATCAGATAATGGTCCTCTTACTCTCCATAATAATGTTACAAAAATATACATATCAGAATGATACTGAGTAGGATTTTGTATAGCACTTTTATATGTTAATTCACTAATTTCATCAAATTTAGGACTTGAAGAAGCTTTATATTTAACAAAATATCTAGATAAAAATCCTAATTCATAATCTTTATTACTAACTTCAAAATTACTTGGTATTATAGGTGAAGCATTAGCACCTAATATATTTGAAGTTTTATTAAGTTTATTATATATTATTACATTAACATCAGATGATGAATTTTTATCAACAAATGGAGTAGGTATAAAAGAAACTAATAAAACAGACTCATTAGTATGTGTTTGTCCTGTCCAAACATTATCAAAATTATCTTTATGATAATACCCAATATATTCTACATTAGTGGATATTTTATATTCTCCACCATCTGTATAATAATATTTTTGTTTTATTTGTCCTTTAGGTATATACATTAGTTTCTATGTGATGTGTATGGTGCTCTTGAAGCAGCCCCATCATTTATATTTCCTGAGGCTCCACCTCTTCCACCTGTAATTTGATAATATTTAATGAATTCTGAGTTAATAGCTATTTTACCTTCATTTCCCAGAGTATTTGTTCCTACAATTAGTTTTAAGTCATATTGATTATAAATAGGAGAACTAGAATATGTATTTAACAAACCAGTAGAAGCTAATATTTGATTATCTAAAGTACCTGCGTAAACATCATGTAGTACTCTTAAATCAGGTGTTGTACCGGTTATATTATCTAAATAATCTTGTATATTTTTTCTTAGTATATCTGTTGAAAAATTTATATAATTAATTGATACATCGAATGGTAGTGCATTTTGATTTAATGGAAGAAGTGTTATTGTTTTTGTTTGTTGAACTAATGTTTTATCCCAAATAGGAG